AAGAAACGCAGCCTTTGCCTCAGCAAAATCAGGAGAACGCTTTACGAGAGTCTTGAAGAACTTAGCCGTCTTAGCATGAAGGTCTTTAGTCTCATCAGCAGATGAGAACTTAGCTTGCTTAGCAAGGTCAGCCATCTGTGTTTCAACATCACCGAGCTTTTTTGTAAGTGCCTCAGTTTCACTTTTTACAGCTGTTGATACAGCATCTGGGAGAGTCTCGCTAAGCGTTTCAGCAAAAGCGGACTTCATTGCAGTAATATCCATATAAAAATAGGATTAGAAAAATAAATTATCGCTTTTTAGAAGCCCGAAGAACTTCATTGAGTGAGCGAACGGCACTCTGGACAAGCTCTTTTTGTTCGAGTTCGTCCGTGTTTTTCGTCGTGTCATTGACGAGCTTCGCAAGAAGACTTTTGATTTCTGATATATCCGATTGTATAGCTTTGATTTCTTCAGAGAAGTCTTTTGATTCTGTTTTTACTTCCTCATTTTCCTCCTCCTCTATTATCACACCTGCATCCTTGAGTGTCTGATATTCGATACCTGCAATCTCCTTGATTTTAGCGCCACGATTAGAACCTACCACCACGAACGAACACTCGATGAGTTCCGCCTTAGTGATAACATTTCCCTCTCGTTCCTTAGCGATGAATCCTATAGATACATCCTTTATCGCTTTTGCCTCGTAGAGTTTCTTTATTAGGTTTCCTGCATCTGTATCTATAAGACGACAATCAGCGATTGTTTCCCCTCCTACCTTGCGGATATTCTGCCAAGTACCAACGATAGAGCGGACATCATATGAGTGGTCTATGAGAGCGACGGGATTTTTTATAAACTCTGTCATGTCGATTCCTTCCTGAAGTACCACCTCATTATGCCGATCCGTAGAGTTCGTGGACATAACTATATCTTTTATAATATAGTCTTTTTCTGTAGCCTTCGCATCGAACCCCTCGATAGATTTTGCGAGGGTCTCAGCGAGTTCCTGTGTATAGATTTTGAACATAAAAATTAGATAGAAGATACGAGATTGACAAGACGAACGATAATACCCTTAGCATCAGCCATAGAATAGAACCCTTTGAAGCCTACAGATTGTGTGACGATTTCATCAGTAGAGATTGTACGTGAGAACTCTGTGAAGCCTACCTTTGGTAAGTCAATTTCAAGTTCTGGTGAGCTTGTAGCCCCTCCAATAATAACATCTCCATTCTGTATACCGATTCTCATAGCTTGTGTAGTACCTGCAAGAGCCTTTGCCTCATAGTCTGTAGTGTTCTCGTATGTGAGTTCCATAGAACCTGATACAGAGAATACAGTAGCGATATAATCAGCAGGTGCGATACTAGAGATACACTCATCCTCGATTTGGTTTCTCTCGAGAGTTATCTCGAAAGCCTTGATACATCCGAGAGCTGTTGCCGAATCAAGCCCTGCAAGAGCAGAAGCCCAAAGAATATTCGTGTGAGTAGCCTTGAGAAGATAATCTTGTGTATATGCAACAGTGTTTGTTGTGCTTGTTCCTGCACGTGCCATGATAGAGAATGATACCTCTACATACTTCTTCGGTTCTACCTTGATAGTAATAGAGTTAACTACTCCGAGAGCGTATCTCTTATCCTGTACTGGATTGTCTACAGATACAGTGAGAGACGGAGAGCTATAAGACTCTGAGAGTTCGAGAGTATGCTTATATGCTGTTCCTGTATCCACTGCACTTGTTACACTTCCGAGAAGTGAATAGAGTGGTAGTGTGATAGAATTGACTCCGAGATTCCCCGTGATTTCCACTTCACTCCATCGCTTGACTACCTCATGACCTGTAGAGTCAAAAGCACTTCCATAAGAAGCCTCATCAAGTACCGCTTCAAACTTGTCATCGAATGTATAGTTTGTCTTAGCGAACCATACAGAAGGTGCGACAGCAGTTCCCCTTGTTGTTTCTTTTCCGAATCATACTGATTCTCAACGCCCGATATATTTTGGAATAATAAATAGTTAGTTACACTATTACTATATTAAATATACGATTGCATGAAAGTATTTATTTATTTTCCTCATAGTTTCGCAATAATTTCTCCATCTTATTCGAGAGTCTATGATATCCATATACGGATATTCTCAGCTTCCGCATTATCTCATTCCTTGTGTACTTCCCTGAGAATCTGAATACGAGAAAATCATGCAACATCCAATTCCTCGCATCTTTGGAATTGTTGAGATTGTACATTTCTTCTTGGGTTATCCAGTATGGTAGTTTCATATTATGAAAAGAAAAGAATATCATCCGATTTGTTGTTGCTATAGTGGTCCAGTACTCAGGATAGTCCATCCACGAAGTCATCATTGACTCACTTTGTAGGGAATGCGAGGAGTTGGTCTGTAGCGGTTTGAATCATTGGATTGGTACTAGGTAGGTATACTCTATTGGCTCTGAAGTGTGGTACATGAGGTTCAAAGTGTGTCACTTTATCCGCTGGATACTTTAGTTCCTCGATCGGTAGGCTTATATTGTACTCCTCCTTTGCTAGCTTTTTTATCCAAAATCAAAATCAGTTATTACTCTTCTCATCGTATGTCATTTTCTTTACTCTACTCTGGAACTTCTGATACATACCTATCATAACTCTGGCTTGTGTCTCTACATCACACTTGCGGAGTACGAAGTCCAGTACATAGAAATTCTTATCCTTCTTGCTTTCCCCTAGAACCACCGCACAAAAATAGTCACTTGTAGTCTTGCCTGTGGGTGTCGTATCCGCGTGCATATAGAGCGTGTCGAATTGGTCGAGAGATATTGATTCATAGTATCGTATATCTTCCGCCTTGATTATTCCCCCTGCATATATATCAGTCGGGATCAATAGATAGTTTTGATTATATGCCCTATCCCCCTCCTTACTATGTATAGATTGTATCATATCTTCAGTGAAGAAGTTCCACTGTATCACTCACTCCACGATAAGGGGTTGCCTATGTATATCCCATATCCCTGCTTTTTCCTTTCTGAATCGTGGTACTACTCCATCTTGATTGATTGTATTACCGAGAAATATAATCTTGGCGTTGGTCTTGCTCATCGCACCGAATGTCTCAGAAGTTATCTTGTCATAGTTCTTTTGGATAATGTCAGGATTCTTTACTGAGTCAGTGACATCTATATCATCGAGTATCAGGAGCTCCGGGCGTGTATTCTTAGATATAGCACCGCGTATCTTCTCTCAGAGAGAGGCGGATAGTACCTTTACTCCGTTTTTTGTATCAAACTCACCGACACTCTTTTTCTCTAGGTCATCACTTCATCACTTGAGTGAGAAGAGAGGTCAATAGTCTCTCTCTAGCTTCTTATTCATCAGCTTCAATGCAATCTGAGTAGTGTTACGGGTCGAGCTTGTAGACTCGTACGATTGCCAGACGATAAAGCGATACTTCTTCAGGGTGATGAAGTAACACACGACAGCGAGAGTGATAGAGGTCTTTATGGATCAGCGGAATCACTCGATGAATACATCCCGTCAGGATATAAGAGACTCTATCCAGTTATAATGGAAGTCAGCGAGAGGAGTGATAAAATCATCGTGATAATAGTAGAACCACCAGAGGAGAAACTTATCAGGGGATTGCTCAGAGAAAAAAAGAACTCTCTCTCATTCAGTGAGTGAGTCAAGTTCTTTTATAATCGTGAGAAAGTTTTTATCCGTTATCTTTAGCATTCAGGAGTGAGTTTAGTGTATCGACTGCTTTTGAGTCTTCCAGTGTGAGGTTTGTCTTTTGTTCTATCACTTGCTTCGGCTTCCCATAGAGTCTGTCAAGATACATCTCTAATGCTCTCATATCTCACTTCTTCGCCTTTGCGAGTAGTGTAATAACAAGCTCTCTCTCTACATCTTCTATTGATTGATCTGTTGCAATCTTAGCAATAGCATCACGAAAAAGAGTCTCAATGCTTCTTGATCAAGGTGGTCTTCAAGGTCATCACGGATTTCATTCTTTAAATTGCGTATCTTCTTTAGGCATATCCGAATATTATCCGATTAAATACGGTTGTCAATTTCTCTTGATTTCTATTGTAGGATCTAGTTTTATCATTCTGTTTACTATTGTCTGAACATACTTTGGGTCAAGTTCTGACATATAACATTTTCTATTGAGTTGATGACAAGCTACCATTGTAGAGCCACTTCATCAGAATAGGTCAAGGACTTTCATTCATTCTTTGCTACTGCTTTTTAATGCTTTTTCTATCAAAGGAACAGGTTTCATTGTAGGATGCAAATCATTCTTCAGTGTCCTTTGAAATTCCCATATATCTTCTTCATTAAATCTCTCTCAAAAGAACTCATTATTGAATCGTCAGTATACTATCGGTTCGTATCTGCTTTTAAAATCTTTTCAGCTTATTGTAGATTGATTCTTCATCCATATAATTATAGACTTATAACTTATTCTTAAATCATTCAGGGGTTTAAGTAATTGATATAATGTTCAGCTTCAGAAACTGATGTAATAAGCTCATTCACAAAATATCTTTATATTTGTTATTGCATCACTT